GAGTCAGCGGGTTGTCCACGTCCAGCGCGGACAGGGCGCTCACCAGCTTGATGTCCGCCGTCGAGAACTCCGTCACCGGATCCGCGCCGAAGACGACGGCCTGCTTGTGGCGAACCCCGCCGTCCCGATACAGCTCGCGCTGCAGCTCCGGCGACAGGCGAACGCTGTTCGGATCCACCGAGGAATAGACCCCGCCGGCGACGCCGACGGCCACCAGTGCGTACTTGTTGATCCCGGCCATGGAAAGACTCCTTTGCTACTAGTTCAGCACGGCCAGGCCGTGCGTGCGGATCGGGATGTCGCTGTCGGACATCATGAACTTGCAGAGATGGAAGTTGTACACGTTGCGGAGCGTTTTCCGCTCCGTGTCGGAAACTGTCGTCACCGCCTCAGCCGCCGAGAATTCGCTGTACGGGTTGCGCAGCGTCGCGTGCCGGGGCAGGTTCGCCCAGCGCACCCGCAGCCGCTCCGAAGACCCCGTGAACAGCACGCTTCCGTGCAGGAACGCCCGCCGAAACCGACGGCTCTTCACCAGCGGCCGCGCCTCCGGATCGACGATGTACTTGGCCGCTTCCCGCTTCCGAGCCGCCAGCCACTTCGCCCGGTCACGCTTCGCGCTCTTTCCGTACTCGCTCGGGTACCGGTTGAACGCCGCCCGCTGGAAGTGGTACGGAGCCATGTGCTCCCGCCAATGCGCGAACGTCCGCTCCAACGCCGGACGCCGCGACTTCCGGAACGCCCGGCGCAGTCTGGTCAGTGGATTGATCGTGCGGCCCATGAAACGGCAAAGCTCCCAATGCGGTGTCTACCACATGGGAGCTTTGTTCGGGGGAGAGGACGGGGCCGGGCTGGCCCCGGCCAGTGCCTGGCGTCACTCTGCCTTGTCGTTGGAGGATTCAGCATCGGGGTCGATTCCCGATGCTTCCTGCACTCTCTTCCTGATCTCGCTCTTGCGAAAACCCATTTCAGCCAGCAAGCGCCGGTAGTTCGCAATGGCTGTCTGCATGTGGGGGTGCTCGCGTCCCGTAGCCTCGCCAGATTTCCGGAAGATAACAACGTGTCGCCGCATCAAGGGCTCGGCCTCACTCAGACGGTCCGTCTTCTGAAGCAGTATGGCCAGGTTATTTAGGGAAATGGCGACATCGGGATGCTCCGGGCCGAGAACGCGCTCGCTCGCCTCCAGCGCCCGGCGGAACAGCGGCTCCGCCCCCGCGTAGTCCCCCGTGCGAGATAGCAGGAAGCCAAGATTTTGCACGCTTACAAGGGTGTCGGGATGCTCGGGCCCGAGAACACAATCTCTCGACTCCAGCGCACGACGGAGCAGAGGCTCCGCCCCCGCGTAGTCACCCGTGCGAGACAGCAGTACGGCCAGGTTGTTGACGCTTCCGAGGGTGGAGGGATGGTCGGGGCCAAGAACACGCTCGCGGGCATCCAGTGTACGACGGTGGAGCGACTCGGAATCCGCGTACTCGCCCGTGCAAGACAGCAGTCCGGCCAGATTGTTCACGCTTCCGAGGGTGTCGGGATGCTCCGGGCCGAGAACACGCTCGCGAGCCTCCAGCGCACGACGGTACAGCGGCTCGGCCCCCGCGTAGTCCCCCGTTCTGTCCAGCAGTCCGGCCAGGTTGTTCACGCTTCCGAGGGTGTCGGGATGCTCCGGGCCGAGAACACGCTCGCTCGCCTCCAGCGCCCGGCGGTACAGCGGCTCGGCACCCGCGTAGTCCCCCGTTCTCTTCAGCAGTCCGGCCAGGTTGTTCACGCTTCCGAGGGTGTCGGGATGCTCCGGGCCGAGAACGCGCTCGCGAGCATCCAGTGCACGACGGTACAGCGACTCGGCACCCGCGTAGTCGCCCGTGCAAGACAGCAGTCCGGCCAGATTGTTCACGCTTGTCAGGGTGTCGGGATGCTCGGGGCCAAGAACGCGCTCGCGAGCATCCAGCGCCCGGCGGTACAGCGGCTCCGCCCCCGCGTAGTCCCCCATGTCTCGCAGTAGCACGGCCAGATTGCTCACGCTGTGGAGGGTAGAGGAATGCTCTGGACCCAGAACACGCTCGCTCGCCTCCAGCGCCCGGCGGTACAGTGGCTGTGCCGCCGCGTAGTCGCCCATGTCTTGCAGTAGCGCGGCCAGATTGTGCACACTTTCCATAGTGTCGGGATGATCGGGGCCAAGAACACGTTCGCGAGTGTCCAGCGCCCGGCGGTACAGCGGCTCCGCCCCCGCGTAGTCCCCCCTGCGAGACAGCAATACGGCCAGATTGTTCACACTTTCCATAGTGTCGGGATGATCCGGGCCGAGAACACGCTCGCGAGCTTCCAGCGCTCGACGGAGCAGCGGTTCCGCCCCCGCGTGGTCTCCCATGCTGTATAGTAGCTCGGCCATACCGTTCATGCTGGCAAGTGTGTCGGGGTGCTCGGGGCCGAGAACACGCTCGCTCAATTCCAGTCCACAACGAGCCAATGACATCGCCTCCCCATACTGGCCTCGCGAATGCAGGAACGAGACCAGGGCGACTAGAAGGCGTGTCTGTTTCTCGGCACTCGCTCGACCATCCCGTTGTTGCTCAGTCACGGCCAACGCGTGCGGCAGCAAGCGGAGGCACTCGTGCCAAGTCTTTGGGTTGCCCCAATCGTCGGGGAAGGCATGGCCAACGAGGGCCAGTGCAGATGCCATCCGTTGCGAGCGGTCCTCGTCCGGTAGCCGTTCGCGAGTCACAGCCTGCACCAGCCGATGGACGGACACGGCCCCGTCCTGGAGTTCTACCAGAGAGAAGCGGCGGAGAGCGCCGAGCGCCTCGTCCAGCGCAATCTCGTCGGCGACAGCGGCAGCCAGCGCCTCGGGAAGAAGCTCCACCCCATCGGTGATCAGATTCAGCGGGATGCGGTCGGGCGCAAAGAAGGCGCACAACTGTAGGAGCTCGACGGCGGCGGTCGACTCCTCCGCGACTTGCCGGAAGGCCAGATCCCAGGTCGTGGCGACCGTGTCGTGGTAGTCTCCCGGCTTGCCGCGTGCCAGCAACTCGGTCTGCCGTCGGCGGAAGAGATCGAGGTAGTGGCCAAGTGATGTGCCGCTCTCGTCCACGTAGGCCGCCGCCTGGGCAAGTGCCAAGGGCAAGCATCCCAGAGCTTCCGCCAGTTCCTTCGCAGCTCCGTCGTCCTTGCTGCCGCTCCGCTTGAGCAGGAACGCAACGGCTTCCTTCCTCGGCATCACGTTCACCGGCAGGGGAATCCCGAAACGACGCCAACTGGAATTGCGGGATGTCACCAGAACCCGACCGCAACTGGGAGGCAGGTAGGCACGCACCTCCTCGGGGTCCCGAGCGTTGTCCAGAACCAACAACCAATCGTCCCGCCGAGCCAGGGAGTCGCGGACCGCCGCGACCACGGCATCCTGCTCTTCGGCTCCCGCCTCCGGCAGGCCAAGTCTGCCAGCCAGAGCCGCATAGTCGGCCGCCAGCGTCACCGGCTCCTCCGCGCGAACCCACCAGACCAGTTCATACTCGGCGGCATGCCGGTAGACATACTCCAGTGCAAGCTGAGTCTTGCCCACGCCACCCAAGCCGTGGATGGGCTGGACAAGGGCCATCGTGCCGCCTTGGCTCAGCGCCTCGTGGATCTTCGCCAGCTCCTTCTCGCGCCCGGTGAAGTTCGGATTCCGGTTGTGCGGCACGTTCCAGATGGGGGGCAAGGCTCCTGGGAAATCCGGCTTGTCCGGCACCGACCGCTCGGTGATTCCGGGAAAGGTTGGAGCAGTAGTTGGCGTGGCCCGGTCCTGCCCCACTCCTGCCAGCAGCTCGTTTCGTGCGGCGGTTTCCCCCATCCCAAGCAAGTCGATGTAGACGATCCGCAGGAGCAGGCCTCTCGGGTCGCACTTCCGGACACGTACGGGGACAAGGGCTCCCTTCTTGCCAGTCGGATCCTGGGCGAAGGCCGCTTCCCACTCCGCTTGGCAGAAACCCGAACCCAAGTAGTCAGGGGACAACACAGCAATGGTGTGCTTTGCTTCGGAAGCTCCCTCCTGCATCCGTGAGACGAAGCTGTTGCCAGGACGGAAGTCCCAGGCCTGCAGGATCGTCGTGTACTTCTCCTCCTCCAACTGCCACGCAATCCACTCCGCCCACTGGCGGTCGGCCTTGTTGTAGCTGATGAAGAAGTCCTTCATGTCCCGGTCTCCTCCTGGAGGCAGGCAGTGGTGGGGAGCCGCGTTGCGCAGTGCCTGTAACCATACGCTCTCTAGCCGGTCCGCTCAAGCAGGCGGGACGCCTGCGGTACGTGGGGAAAAGGTGCGGCCCCGCCGGTGGGTGAGTCCGGCGGGGCCGCTGGGGTGGAGTGGGTGAGGCTCCGGGGGTGGTTGGGGCTACTCCTCGGGGACGGGCACGTTGAGCACTCGGGCGGTAACGTACGACTTGATGTCGAAGGGGACGACGATGGGTCCGGCCTGGAGGAGGAACTGGATGGTGGAGGGGTTCTTCTCGCGCCAGGACTTGGCGAAGTAGGGAATGGCGAGCATGTTGCTGCCATTGGCCTCGGGGAACTCGGTAGCGATGTCGAAGTCCTCGATGGGGCGGCAGTGCAGTTCGGTGCGGCCGTTGTCGTTGCCGAGCCACACGGTGTTGGCTGGCCAGAGCGACTTGAGGGTGTCGTCGGCGGGGTCGGTGTACCACTCGTTGTACACCACGACATCCACCGGGCCAATGCCGGGAATGCGGAGAATGCCGACGCTGCCCATGCCGTTGGCCTTGGCCAGCTCGACCTTGAGCTCGGCCACGTTGGACCAGCGCATGTCGAGATACGCCTTGATGTCGGCGTTGCCCATGATCGCGAGGGCAACGCTGCTGTCCACGATCAGGGTGTTGGGCATCATGCCGCCGTCCTTGGCGCACAGGTTGCCCCAGGTGGTGAGATCCGCCAGGATCGTGGCCGCGTCGTCGTCCCAGTCGACGTCTGGCGTGACGGTGTGTTCGGCGGGCATGCCGAAGTCGATTTCGCGCGTCTGGACGACGTTGCCGGCATCGTCCATGTCGACGATCTGGACCTTGCCGGTGGTGACGGCGGTGAGGGTCATGTATTCGACGCGGCGGTCGATGGCGTCGTACATGTCCGCCAGCCGCTCCAGCATCTTGCGCTCGGCGCGGCTGAGCAGGTTCGGCTTCTTCTCGCCGGGGCTGGCGAAGATGGACTCGCCGGGGATGCGGTTCTGGCAGTCGTCGGGCGTGATCGCGCCGGTCAGCTTGATGTAGCCGGGCGTGATGTCGGTGGTCTGGAACCCGCGCGCCCGCATCGGGACGCCCTTGGAGACGGGACTGGAGAACACGGCCATGATCCGGCCGCCGGTCACCTTGTCCACCTGGAACGTGCGGGTTTCGTGGACCTCGCGGCGCTTGATGAACCGCTGCGCCAGCGCGGTCTTTGGCTTGAAGTCCTGGACGAAGGGGCGGGTCATTTCCCGCGCGGTGAAGATGTCGATGGCCATGATTGGGTGTCCTTCCGAAGTGGTCAGTTGTCAGTAGTCCGTAGTCCGTGGTCGGGACTAGCCGAGGGTGTCCTTGAGCTGGACCCCGGCGGCGGCCAGGGCGGCCTCGATGGCGGCGGTCAGCGTGGTGCCGTCCGGGAACGTCACGGCGGACCGGCGGAACTCGCCATCGAGCCAGGACGTGCCGTAAGCGGCGGCGGACGAGGCGTCCACGGCCTCGGCAAGGATTCCGGCGAACATGGCGTCGGCATCGTCGAACGGGACGACCTCGCCGGAGTCGGTCACTTCGACCGTGAACACGTCGCCCAGGTCGAAGTCCTCCGCCCCGTCGGCGATGGTGACGGCGAAGTGGCCGTTGTCGTAGGCCACGGCGACCGTCAGGTCCGCGTAGCGCGTGCCGTCCGGACCGACGACCATGAAGGTCCCGCCGTTGGCGGCCTCGACGATGCAGGTGAGCGTGTAGGTGCCGAGCTTGGCCTTCTTGCCGATGGTGACGGCACCGGCCGCGCCGTCGCCGGTGTTGTCTCCATCTTCCGCGATGGCGGCGGCAAGCTTGCGGCGGAGGGCCGCGCCGATGGCGAGGGTGTTGCCGCTGGCGACCTTCACGAGCTTGGTGCGAGTCGGGCCGTTGCCGACAAGCAGCTGGGTGGGAGTGAGGGTTTCGGTGGACATGATGGGGAGTCCTTGGTCAGTGGTCCGTGGTCAGTGGTGGGGGGACGTGGTGGCCCCTACTTCATGCGGTCGGCGAGGAAGTCGTTCGCGGCCTGGCGCTTCTCGGCGTCGGCCTTGGCTTCGGCTTCCCTCTTCGTGGCTTCGGCGGCGGCTTCGGCCTCGCCAGGGTTCTCGGGGTTGTGGGTGTCGAGCGGGTCCGTCAGGCCCTTGGCGTAGGCGTCCAGCTTGGTCTTGGCCGTGGCCAGCTCGGCCTTGGCCTCGTCCCGTTCGGTGGTCAGGGTCTCGATTTGCGCGCGGGCGTCGGTCAGGGCCTTGGCCTGCACCTCGGCCCCTTTGGCCATGGCGTCCTGGAAAGACAGCTCCTCTGTCATGGCCGAGCAGGCGGCTTCGGCCCCGAACAGGCCCTTGATCGTCGTGAGTTCGGCGGCGGTCAGCATGGACTGGCTCCCTTTGGCAGTGGTTGGGGTTGGCGGCGGCGCGGTCTGCGCGTGTGCTACTGGTTGGGGAGTTTGTTCGGGGGGCGGCGGTTCGGGCAGGCCCAGGGCCACGAAATCGACGCCATCCGGGAACGCGCACGCGGCGGCGTCCATGGGCTCGAACGTGGCGTCGCAGAGGCCCAGCTCGACGGCCCGCGCGGCGCTCAGCCAGCGCCCCTTGCCCGTGTCCTCGTCCATGATCGCGAACACCTCCTCGACGGACGCGCCGGACCGCTTCGCATAGATTTCGGCCATGCGCTGGTCCATCTCCTCGACGGCCTTGGTCGCCTCGCGCAGCGCAAAGGCATTGCCGTAGGGCATCAGGCTCGCCCGGTGGATCAGGTACATGGCGTTGGCCGAGATCTCGCGGGTGTTGCCCGCCTGGGCGATGATCGTCGCGGCGCTGGCGGTCATCCCAACCACACGGGTCGTGACGTGGCCGGGGAACTGCGCCAGGTAGTCGTGCATGGCCAGGGCGTGGCGGAACGAGCCGCCCATGGACGAGATCTCGATGGTCAGCTCGTCCACGTCCAGAGCGGCCAGGGCTTCCAGGTCCTTCTGGAACTGGTCGGCGCGCCGGGCAACCATCTCCCGGTAGGTCGAGCCGCTCCAGTCCAGCCCCCCGATCTCGCCGTTGAGCTTCAGGCTTCCGGCTTTGGCCTCGGCGTCGGTGGCGATGGACAGCCACGGGCTGGTGTAGATGGTCTTGAACATGGCTAGGACTCCTGTTCCAGTTCGGAAAGCAGCTTCACGCCGGGCATGCTGTTAGCGGCGGCGAGCTCGCGGAGGTTGGGAGTGAGAACGTAGCGAGCGGCGAGGGCGTACTTGGCGTTGTCGAGGTAGTCGTTAGGGCCGACCTTGCGCCACTCCGAAATCGCGGATCCGCGTAATTTATTGTCCTGGACGACGATCTCGCCGAGCATGTGGCGGAGAAACTCGCGGGGGGTGTTGCGGGGAAGCACCCAATCGGTGGCGGCAATGTCGAATCCCTCCTCGGTGACGCCGGACGCGAAGCGCCGCAAAAGCATGTCCTTGAAATGCCTGTCGTTGCAGTTGAGCACGTCGATAGTACGGTCCAGCTCCTTGTCGCTTTTCGGGTAGTGGGTGGCGGTGCTCCAGGGAGCCACGCCGGTTCTGGCCGCGCCGGTGATTGGAATGATGCCGTCGTCGGCAACGGCCATTTCGTACACCTCGGTGGTGCGGTACTGGGCATCGGCAAACACGGCCTCGACGGGGATTTCCCCGCCCTCCATAGTGGAGTACAGCTTGCCGTGCAGAGCGGCGATGTCCTCAATGCTCTGGACCTTCAGACAGTCCACCAAGTAGGTTCGTTCGGGGGTGAGCGCCCAGACTGAGCAGTAGTGCACGAGCTTGTGCAAGTCGGCGGTGGCGATGAGGATGCAGGGGCGGTTGGTGGGCACCGTGCCAAGCTCGTAGTCGTCGGCGCAGTGGGCCTCGATGAGCTTTTCCAACCGGTGACGCGGCGTGCCAGAAATGGTTGCTCTCTGCGTGGTCATTTGCCGTTTTCCTGTTCCAGTTCCGAAAGCAGTTTCACGCCGGGCGTGCTGGTGGCGACAATGGGGAGCCCGGCTTTCTTCTGCATCTCCAGTTCGGCCGCGCGCTGTTCGGTGATCTTGGCGAACACGCGGTTCTGCCCCCGGCACCAGGCATCCCAGGTGTCGACACCCGCTTCCACCTTCTGCCGGTGTAGTTGGAACGCCTTCAGGTCGTCCACTTCAATGGGCGGGGGCAGCGTGGTCTCGTGGGCCAGGTAGTCGCCCTTGTATCCGGCAGGGAGCTTGACCAGGCCGGTCCGGATGAACTCCTCTACCTTCCAGGGGTACACCCACGACACCAGCCGCCGCACCCGGATGAACGTCTCCAGGAACTGCCGCTTGCCGGATCCGGCCGCCATCTTGTTGCCGTAGTAGTTGGCCTGGCTCCAGTCGAGCAGACAGAACTCCAGGGGCAGGTTCGCGCCGAGGGCGAGGATTCGGCAAACCAGGCGCACGAACGACTCGAAGTCGCCGGCATTCGCCTTGTGCTCGATGGTCTTGATGTCCTCGTCCTGATTCAGCGTGATGCCCATGCCGCTGAACAGCTCGATGTCCGGGCGCGTGGCCGTGGTCTTCGCCTCGCCCACCGTCTCCGCCGGGCGACCGGTACCGAGCTTGCTCACCGGGCTGGTCGTCTTCTCCTTGTCCTTTGTGATGGCGATGCCGAACACCGCCGCCATCTTCTCCTGGAAGGTCTTGAACCGGAGCAGCGATTCCACCCGCTTGATGTACGGAAACGAGGAGAGGAACCGGCTGCATCCCCGGTAGCAGTCCAGATCGAACGTGCCCGGATCGAAGCCGTAGTGCGCGAGGGCGGCCGGGATGTAGCGGAACTTCATCTCGGTGTGAACCCAACTGCCCCGGCGCGTGCCCACGTAGTAGCCCTTCGGCGTCGGGCCCGTGCCGGTGTAGATGCCTTGGTGCACCCGGTCGCCCTCGTACCGGCCGTGCTTCATGGGCGTCTGGATCCGGTTGGCCGAAACCCCCTGCAGTCGACCGTTCACCTGCACGGTCAGGTTGTCGCCGTGACCCAGCATGGTCTTCAGCCACGGGCGCTGGTAGTCCCAAAATGACAAGCCCCGGACCTCGGCCGTCTCGGCCCAGTCCTCGAAGCGCTTGGTCAGCTCGCCATTCAGACCGTCGTCGCCGGTCTGCGGAATTGGGCGGACGCCCTCGGCCGGAATGACGTTCACCACATACTGGTCGGTCAGCCCGCAGAGCAGCGGGTTCTCGTGGACCAGCTTGTCGAACTCGCCAATCATCTTCAGCCGGTCCCACCACGGAAGACGCTCGTCCAATGTTCCCTGGCGGCCAGTGACCGCGCCGGTCAGTCGATCCGTTTGCAGAGGCCCAAAGCCCCCGCCCACGAACTGGGAGAGGGCCTGAGCCTGCGCCCGAGCCACCAGTCGGCGGTTGGCCCAGCCCGGCGCGACAACGCGAATGACGGCATCGATTCCGGCGGCGGCACGATCTGCGAACGTGGGGGAGCTACTCATTGAACGCCGCCTCCCACGCACCACGGCCGTCCGTGCCGTTTTCTTCGGCCACGGCCACCTCAAGCTCGCGGATCAGCGCCCGCAGCTCGGGCACGGACGAGTAGTGGAACTGCTGACCGTTGACGGAGACGAACGTCGCCCCGTCAAGGACGCGCGCCAGGGCAAGCCTGGCCTTCTCCAGGAGTTCGGAATTCGTGGGTGCGGACATAGCGGCCTCGGGTAGATGGTTCTACCACAAGGCCGCTTTGTTCGGGGAGGGGGGGAGATCCAGGATTTCAGATTGGCGATTTCAGATTGGAGGAAGACCGGGGAAGAGGGATTCACCACGATCCCGCAGAGCGGGACGAGAGGCACGCTTGCCCCGCCGCAGCGGGGAAGGGCACGAAGGGAGGAGTGTGGAGGCAGAACGTTCGACATGAGCGGTGGCTTTGGGCTGGCGCAGCCCGCCCAAAGCCGTCCGCTCGATGGAGGGGTTAGGCAACGCTCTCACCAAGGGTGCGATCATAAAAATCGACGCGACCGAGGAAGAGAGCCTCGATGATTGGCGATTCGGTCCAAGGCGCGCCCATTGACCGTAGTGAATGGTCTGTGACATTGGCGCCTCGCCAGTAGGCCTGGGTGACGTCATGAATGGTTTGATCATCGCAGCTGTGATTTAGGCGCAGGAAATCAACCCAACTTGAGTCGTGCGTTGAATAGGCGTACTGCCCGACCGTACGCACTTTCTTGAGCACTCGCCCATCAACATGCGCCATGTGCCGCGCTTGGTACATCCGGGCTTCAGCCTCGGACTGGAGAAAATAGATGGCGTTAAGCCGGCTTGGGTATTCGGGGAAGTAGTGTTCCCGATTGATCTCGAAGTTGTATTCGGCCGTGTAGTGGTGAGTTACACCAATCGAAAACGGCGAGACATCACCTTTAAAGTTCGGGTTGGGAATGAACGGAAGATTACTTTCGCCTCGGCCTACGCTCCCAGCAGACGTGAAGGAGCCCACCAACGAGATTTGGTGTCTTACGAGCCAATTGGTGGGGTTGACCCAAACCCAGAAATCTTTCTGCGACTCGTCGAGATAAAGGTTTGGTGGCGTTGCCATAAGTTGCCTAACAAGTGATTCAACGATTTTGGATATCATCCCGTTGCGGGTTGGATCGGGGGCGGCATCCCCCTTCCGTCCCTACAGATAGCATATCGGGCTAGGTACGACAAACGGCTTGTACTGCACTCCATATGTTGCATACTCACCTACAGAGAACGATAGACAACATGTTGGGTATCATGCCATGGCACAGATCTCCGGTGGACCGCAGACGAGGTGCGGCGCGGGTCTGTAGAGGCGCAGGGATCCCTGCCGGGGGACCGTCGGCTTTGCCTGAACCGACGGCGACGCTACGTGCTTTCCCCTGCCAATCTGAAATCACCCATCATCAATCCCCAGTTCGCTCACCACCCCTCCGGTTTCTGTCCATACACTTCGGGCTCCTGGGGTGACTGCTGTTGCTGTCTGGCCTGGCTGTTGGCGGCGGCGAGTTCGCGCAAGTTCGGGGTGAGAACGTAGCGGGCGGCGAGGGCGTACTTGGCGTTGTCGAAATAGTGGTTCGGGCCGAGTCGCCGCCACTCGCGGGTCGGGAAGCCGCGCGAGTTCTTGCCGTCGACCACCACCTCGGCGAGCATGTGACGGACGAACTCGGCCGGTACGTTCCTGGGTAGCACCCAGTCGTTCTGCGTCATGTCGAACCCGGCATCGGTCACGCCGCTCTGGTAGCGTAGGAGCAACTGCTCCTTGAAGTGGATGTCGTTCGTGTTCAGCACATCGATTACCCGGTCGAGTTCCCGGTCGGTGCTCGGATAATGGCTGGCCTTTGTCCAGGAGATAACGCCTCCCCTGGCCGACCCGGTGGTCGGGATCACGGCCGGGTTCCGGACGGCCAGCTCGTACACTTCGCTGGTGCGGTACTGAGCATCGGGGAAGACTGCCTCGACCACCAGCTCCTGCCCGTCCAAGGTCGGGTACGTTTTCCCGGCCAGCGCGCCGATGGCCTCGCATGTCTCCACCTTCAGGCAGTCGATCAGGTAGGTGCGCTCCGGGGTGAAGGCCCAGACCGCGCAGTAGTGAACCAGGTTGTGCAGATCGGACGTAGCCACCAGCAGGCAGGGCCGAGACGTGGGCACCGTGCCCAGTTCGTAGTCGTCCGAACAGTGGTGGCGGACCAACTCCTCCTTGGCGTTGTGCCCGATGTCCCGATATGGCTCGGCCGCATCGGCATTGAACCAGTCCCGCGCCGCTTCCGGATCCTCCTGGCCCTCCACGTAGCGCGCGGCGACTTCGCCGAACGAGTTGGTCGGGGTCCGGGCATACCAGCTCGGCAGGTGGTAGGAGTCGTACTCCGCTTCGGGATTGGTGGGCACCCACTGGCCGTGGCAGACCATGCGCCAGCGTTTCGCCTCCGCAATTGGCTGGCCGCAATCCCGGCAGACGTAGACCGTTTCCTTGCGGATGCGCGTCTGCCAGTCGCACAGCTCCTCCGCCTCGTCCCCGTTCTTGCCGCGCAGCGGGTAGCGGAACTGCTCGATGGTCA